TAACTCGCTTGCACGTAGAAGGCGACGGGGTTGGGGCTAGTGCTGGCAATGTTGGGATTGGTACAACTAATCCATCTGCTCAACTGCACACCGTATCAACTACAGAACAGCTAAGACTGGGTTACGACGGCTCTAATTATTCAAGTTTTACGGTTGAAAATGATGGTGATTTATCAATCAAGCAAGGAGCAAGTAATTTCAACTTGAGATTTGAGCAATACGCAATAAGATTTAAACATGGATCTGTCCAGCTTGCCGCATTTACATCAAACGAGGTTTTGATGAATCCAAACGGTACAGATAAGGATTTTAGAGTCAAAACTCAACCTTCGAGCAATTCACTTTTTGTCGAAGGAAGTACCGGGAATGTCGGGATTGGGACAGATAGTCCATCTGCCTTATTACATGTTGCAGGTGATATCTTTACCGACCAATATGCAAACAACGCAGAAAACACTCTACTCGGGATTGAAGCAATGGGCGCAGGGAACAACACCGCAGGGCGGACGGTAGCGATTGGTTTTCAAGCACTCAAAGACAACACAACTGGCGAAAATAATAGTGCAGTGGGTTGGAGAGCTCTGCAAAAAAACACTACAGGATTTGATAACACGGCTATCGGGCGGGATGCCTTGTTTTTCAACGTCTCAGGTGCCCGCAACATGGCACTCGGGTCAAATGCTTTATATTACACTCAATCAGGATTTGATAATGTCGGAATGGGAGCGTATTCGCTATATAATAATACCAGCGGAGTTGACAACGTTGCTGTTGGAACTCGGGCGCTCGATCAGCAAATTGTTGCTAATCACAACATTGGGATTGGCCGTTTGGCGGGCAGGGTGAACGGTGGCGGGGCTTTGATGGGATCTAGCAACGTTTTCATTGGTGATAAAGTGCAAGCTAGTGGAACTTCAGTTACAAACGAAATAGTTATCGGAGCAACTGCAATAGGAAACGGAAGCAACTCGGTTACTCTTGGAAATAATTCAATCTCAAAAACTGTCTTACGGGGCAATGTCGGGATTGGCACGACATCACCAACATCTAAACTTGAAGTTGCTGGTGATGTAAAAATCGATAACGGAGCAACAAGCTGCCTGATGATCCGTGACACTGACGATGCAGGTTGGACTGAATGCTTTGCGCTTGATGGTGTGATGAGCTGCACGGTTGACGCTGATGGGGTTTGTGATGGTGCATAATAGGAGAAGAAAAATGAAAAAGTTGTTTGTGCTGATTTTGCTTTTTTTTGCAATTGATATTGCAGCGCAAGAAGTCCAGCCAGAGGAAGTTGAAGAGGTTACTATTGCGGTCGAGTACAAAGCCCCAAAGAATCTCATCAAAGGCGCAGCGGAGCAACTTGGCTGGACCGGTTATATTGAGGAATTAGAAGAATTCGTTGTCGGATTTGAAGCAGATGGAGTCACAGAGATTTTAGAGAATAGACTTGTCAAAAAAGAGCAGACCTATATTGAGTTTATGGAAAAATACGTCCAAACGCAGATCCTTCGTTTGGTAAATCGGCCTTATTCAGAAATTGCAGAAAAAGACATGAGGGCTCAGCTCATGGCAGTAAAGCAAAAAATAAGTGAAGAAAATGCGCAGCGCTTGAAAATTGTTGTGAGTGAATAGTTTTGATGGGTGAATACTTTTTTAATGTATTGGTTTCAGTTGATCAGTTGATCAATGCATTAACCGCCGGAAATCCAGACGAGACTATTTCCTCACGGACATGGCGAGAGCGGCCAAATTCAAACATGAGAAAGGTTATCGATTTTTTGTTTTCTTGGCATGAAAAAGATCACTGCAGAAAAAGTTATGAAAGAGAATTAGCACGACAAAGGGCCTTCCAATGAAGAGAAAAAACCTAAAAGCATTAGTTTTTATATTATTATCAAGTTCAGCTATTTTTGCTGAAGACTTAAAGGTGGAGATACCAGAGGGGCAAGAAAAAAGAGTTATCGAGGGACTTGCAAAACGGCACGGGTGGAAACCTTTTGTGCAAAATGAGCAAGGCGAAATCTTGCCAAACTCGCTTACTAAAAAAGATTTTGCAAACGAAGTACTAAAAAGTTTTGTTTTGCAATCGGTGGCTGATTATGAAGGTGAATTGGCTGCTAAGGCTGCGAAACAAAGAGCTTTCAATTTAGCAGCAAAAGAAATTTTTTCTGATGAGTAGATGATGGATGTGCCGGTCTCAACTTTAAAAGATTTTGTAAGCTTGGGGCTAGTTCTGGGCACTTGCGTTTGGAGCGTTGCAAAGATTCGTGGGACGATTGAAACCGTAAAGATGACGGCGGAGTCAACCGCTAAACTTTTGGGAAAAGACATCCAGCATCTAACTTTAGCAATTGCCGAATTTAAGCAAGAAATTATCAATTTAAAAAAGGATGCTTTGGATTTAGACAGGCGCTTGCAGCGCTTGGAGATTGAGAAAGGTGTAGAACAGTGAGCTTGCTATTACTCCTAAGAGGAGCAAAGGATACAGGCGCAGGCGCTGTAGTTACCCCACAGCCATCAAAAGGGGGAGTTTACTACAAAGGCATCCTTTCAAACATTTGGCCACTTGAAGCTTTTCAGCAAAATAAGAAGAAAGCCAAAAAAGTAAGAAAGCTTGCCGAGCAAGTTGTGGAGGCTCCAAAAGAGACTCAGCCTGTAATCATAAAGGCTATTGAAGCAAATCCAGAGCTCTTCTTGGCATTAGATCCTGAGCTTTTAAAAGAGATTCCAGATGATACAGCAAATATTCTGGAGCTCATCGAGGCATTAAATCAGCTTATTGAGATAAGGGCTGAAGAGGTAAGGCAGGAGCTTTATAAGGAGGCCCAGAGAGAGGCTTTTAGGCGCTATATCTTACAGCAAGCCCTTCTTGAAGCAGAGAGAAAAGCCCAGATTCAGAGGCAAGATGAGGAGCTTCTTTTGCTTCTTTTGCATGAACTGAACTGAAGCGAGACGGCGGCTCTCCTTATGCTGTAAAATACAGCCCATGAAGAAAAAATTTAACTATGAGTTAAACATTCTCTTTATCGGCAGGACGATAAGAGAGCAGGGATTTGCCATTGATGAGGCAGTGGATCATGGAAATAATCTTTTTGTAAGGATTTGCAGCCCGAAGGCTCCAGATGAGTCCCTGGGAGTTGTCTCTATCCCAAAAAGCGTATTTGAGCTTGATGAGCTATCAGCCAGAAGAGAAATCAAGCAAATCATTAAGGATACATGCAAGAAATCAATTACCTATCTCAAGACAGGGACTCATGGCTAGGAAAGTTTATATATTTGATAAAGAAACTCAGAAGATGGTGGATGTGGAAGAGTACAGGCCCAGATCCAGAGATTCTTTTCATTCCGTTATTGAAGATACCATGGAGCCAGCAATTCATCCTTGCACAGGAGAGATGATTGATAGCAAGCGAAAATTTCGCAAAATCACAAGGGAGCATGGCTGTGAAGAGGTAGGAAATGAGCGTCTTGATTACTACAAAGGCGCTAACATGCCAGATCCAAAGATTGAAAGAGAGAGAAGAGTGGAAGCTATTAACCGGGCTTTTGAGGAAGCCAAATGGAAGTAGAGGAAACTGAAGAGATAGAAGAGTTTGCAGAAGAAATTGAGGAAGATGCTGAAGAGGTAGAAGAAGAAGGAAGCCTAAGAGACAGCATCGAGGCTGCTTATGATGAGGCGATAGATGAGCCTGAAGAGGAGCAAGAAGCAGCAGAAACAGATTTTCCAGAGGAAGGGAGTGAAACCCCAGAGCAGCCTGAAGAGGTCGCCGGGGCTATTGAATTTCCTTCATATTGGGATGCCGAGACGAAAGAGCAGATGGCTAAGATGCCAACTGAGTTCCAGAAATGGGCTACTCAGTTCAGCAAATCCCAGCAAGACTCTTTCCATCGGACTAAAAGACAACTCTCTGAGGAAGTTCAGAGGGTACAAAGAAACTTTGGTGATTTGGTAGAAACCATAAAGCCCTATGAGGAATCAATCAGGGCAGCAGGAGAGACACCACACCAGAGAATCGGGCAACTGCTAGAACTTGATCGTTCTCTCTTTGAAGGCTCAAAAGAGACCGCTAGACAAACAATACTGCAGCTATGCCAAGACGCAGAAGTAACGCCTCAAGAGCTTTTCGGAGGTTATGGTGGGCAGTACCAAAACGGTGCAGCTTACTCAGATCCAAAAGTTCAGGAGTTACAGGCAGAAGTGCAGCAGCTAAGGCAGCAAGCACAGCAGCAGAGTGAATACGTTAAGCAGCAACAGCAGCGAGAGCAGCAGGCCCAGATTGAGCAGATAAATGGCACAATCCAAGCCTTTGCCTCTGAGACAGATGAGAATGGAAGCCCATTGCGGCCTTTCTTTGAAGATGTCCAAGAGCAGCTTGTTCCGTTAGTTGCAGGCATAAAGAATGCAAATCCTGAGATGCCCCATGTGGAAGTGCTGGCGCAGGCTTATGATATTGCAGTTTCACGAAATCCTGATGTGCAAGCAAAATTGCAAGCTAAGGCTCAAAAAGATGAGCAGCTAAGAAAGGCAAGAGAGGCAAAAGCGAAAGCCTCAAAAGCAAGAAAAGCAGGCTCATCAGTTAAGGGATCTCCTGGCTCACTGAAACCTAAAACTCCTGACTCTATTCGAGATGCGCTTGAGGCAGCATTTGGTGAATAAATTAAGGAGTAAAAAATGGCAAGTCCAAATTACAGCGACATCGTTTCGACGACGTTGCGCCACAGGACTCCAAAGCTTGTTGATAACGTCACTGCAAACAATGCTCTTCTCGCTCGATTAAAGAGCCGAGGAAAGTTGCGTCTTGTTGGTGGTGGTCAAGAGATTGTGGAGCCTTTGGCTTATCAAGAAAACCAGACATACAAGAGATACTCAGGGTATGAAACCCTTGATATTTCTCCGTCTGATGTAATCACAGCAGCAAAATATGATTGGAAGCAGGTGGCAGTAGCTGTTACAGCCTCTGGTCTTGAATTGCTGCAAAACTCAGGGAAAGAGCAAATCATTGATCTTCTGGAAGGAAGGATTGAGGTTGCTGAAAACACCCTGATGAACAAGATGAGTGAAGATATTTACTCTGATGGTACAGCTACCAATCAGATTAATGGCCTTCAAGCTCTTGTAGCAGATACAAACACCAACGAAGTGGGCGGTATTGATGGAAATACTTGGTCTTTCTGGCGTAACTACGTTCGGGAAGCAGCAGGGACGCTTTCAGCTTCTACTGTTCAGGGAGAATTCAATGATGTGTATGTAAACATCACTCGGGGTGCTGATCATCCTGATCTGATTGTTTGTGATAACAACATCTTCAAATTTTACCTTGCTTCACTTCAGGACATTCAGCGTATTCAAGATCCGAATCTCGGACAGCTTGGATTCCAGACTCTGAAGTTCATGCAGGCTGATGTGGTGCTTGATGGAGGTTATGGTGGGTCAGCTCCAGCTACTCATGCTTACTTCCTCAATACTAAGTATCTGCGCTTTACTTCTCACAGAGATAGAAACTTTGTTCCTATCGGTGATGAGCGTGAGCCAGTTAACCAGGACGCAATGATCAAGTTGATCGGATGGGCAGGAAACCTTTGCTGCTCTAACCGATTCTTGCAGGGCGTTCTTAAAGACGCTTCGGCTTAATTAGAGGGAGGATAAAATGGCAGAACATTTCGTTACACCCTCAGCAGGGATTGACCTTGATGCAACAAGCACAACTAAAGAGTTTGCTCTTGGTGCTATTGTAACCGGCACAGATAGCTCAGGAAGCTATGCAGCTGAGTACAAGTACGTAAAGGCAAGCGCAGCAATCGCTCAGTACGCTGTTGTCAAAATTGACGACGACGGAACAGCAGCAGAGCTAGACACTACTACTTCAGGCGTAGAGCCTACAGCAGTGGGTGTTGCTCAGGTTGCTTTTGCTCAAGATGAGTATGGTTGGGTTGTTGTTTCAGGAAATGGAACAGTTCAAGCGATTAGTGGAGGATCAGCAGCAGCGGATGTTGCAATTTACACCACCACTACCGCTGGGCATGTTGATGACGTTTCCAGTAACTCAGATAAGATTCTGGGTCTGAAACTCACTTCAGCAGAGTCAGGTGGTGTGGCTACGTTTTACGCAGCTACTCGCATGACAACTAACTAAAAGTAGTTTGGGGGGTGGGGCGCTCGTACAGGCTCCATCTCCCTTTTTTGAAGCCAGAACATGCAAGAGCTACTTGAAGATCAAGATGTAATCCTCTTTGGGGGCTCTGAGCGGTATACCCTCCCCAATATTCACGGCGCTTTCGTTGTTAGAATCAATAATCATCATCTCTGGCAAGAAGATCCAAAGAGATGCCCTGGGGGGTATAAGTACACAGACTGCGTTTATCATGGCGCTGGAATAGGTGGCTTGCAGGCTATGTTTATGAACAGGCCACCAACAAATTTAAGGCTTCTCTGTCAAAATGCTGGAGGGGCTTACAGAGACTCAATGAGGGCATGGGCAAAGCTTAAAGGCATTGAGTATTTTGCTTATGGAAACCTTGATGCACCCCGGCACAAGATAGGCTTAGATCCAGCAGTATATGAGGACACTTTTAAGCCTCTTACAGATGTCTGCTCTCATCCATTTACAGGCGTTCTAGCAGCTTTTCACCTTTTACAATTTCCCATTAAGAGCTTGTACCTTTCAGGATTCAGTTTTTATTCAGGAAGAGATGATACAATAAAAAATGGGAAAAGAGGTGAGCATGACATTGAGCAAAACAAGCAGGCAATGAGGAATGTACTTGATGATGAAAGAGCAAAGCCAGATGCAATCTTACTCGAAAACTTATGATGAGCTTTACAGCTTAGGATACCACTCAGATCCTGATTACTCTCATTCTTATGGGGTAATTGAGCTTATGTTTCGGGAGCTTGAGTTTGATACTGTGCTTGATGTTGGAGCTTCTGTAGGGGCAGCAGTTTCAGCGATAAATGCAAGAGGAAAGCAGGCTTTAGGGCTTGAAGCTTCTCTTGTTGCAGTAAATAAGGCAAAGCAGATTGATCCTTTAAAGAGGCCAGTTCTCTGGGGAAAGGCTACAAAACTGCCATTTCCTTCTAAAGATTTTGACATAGTTATGAGCACAGATGTTTTTGAGCATTTGAAGCCTGAAGATGTAGAGCAGGCAATTGCTGAATGTCAGAGAGTAGCTAGAAAGTACATAGTCATGAAAATAGCATCTCTTCCCGAGCAAGCAGGCTGGGGCAAAAAGGTAGGAGTTGACGATCTCCATCTTACTCAGCAGCCAATATTTTGGTGGAAAGATAAGTTTTTGAGGATGGGTGATGAGATAGTTTTTGAGAATAAAGATTCGTTTGTAATTAAACTGAGGAAAGAAGAATGCACTTACACAACACCAGAAACATTGAGTTAGAAGATCCATCTGTTATGGAATATGGAGGGGTTTCAGCTGTAAAGAAAAAGGCAGCCAATCATGTCCGTTTTTATAGGGATGCTAAGCAAGACAGGGCAGCCTCTGAGAAAGAAGGAAGGCCCATCTATAAAGATGTTGAGATGGTTGAAATCTTCGCTCAGGGGGGAAATACGACCGTTAAAAAGGAAGTAACTGATGAGCTCAGGGAGCGTTATTCTGTGCAATATGAGGCATGGAAAAAGGGGCAGGAGCAGGCTGTTGAGGGCTTACCTCTTGAGAAATGGCCTCATAAGCTTATGACTCCAGCTATGATTTATAATCTCAAGCACTATCGAGTTTATTCTGTGGAGCAGCTTGCAGATTTAACAGATGGGACGATACAGAAGATTGGCCCTGGTGGTATGATGCTAAGGCAAGATGCTCAAGAATATCTTGAAAACGCCTCTGGCATTGAGCCATTGAGGGAAGAGAATAAGGAGTTGAAAGCTAGGCTTTCTGCGCTTGAATCGCAGCTAGAAGCTCTTTCTAAGCCAAAAAAGCGGGGAAGGAGAAAGAAGGCTGATGAGTCTACTGAGCAACAGGAAACACCATCCGAATGATATAGTCCGATTTAATAAGTCGTTCGAAATAAATCCTGAAACGCATTGCTGGGAGTGGCTGGGCCATGTCGGCAAGCGAGATGGATATTGCCAGATGAGAATAAATGGCAAGATGCGAGGCGCTCACAAAGTATCTTACTTGCTATACAAGGAAGATACCATACCGGAGGGCTTACTTGTTTGTCATAAGTGCGACAATCGAAAGTGCGTGAATCCCGATCATCTCTTTCTGGGCACATACAAAGATAACATGCAAGACGCTGTCCGAAAGGGCAGGATGAGTTGGAGGGGGAAGGAGAGGCCAGAACTTCGAAGGGGGGAGGCCCACCCCTCCAGTAAATTATCCAAGAAGGAAGTGTTGGAAATTCGCTCTTCAAGCGAGATGGGGAAAGATTTAGCTGTCAAGTACGGCGTTTCCACTAACACAATATCAAGAATTAAGAGTAAGAAAATTTGGAGGCATGTATAGTGTCTTTACTCTCTACAATTCAAGCAGTAACGAGAGAGCTGGGGATTCCTGAGCCAGCCTCTGTTGTAGGAAATACAGATAAAATAGCAAAGCAAATGCTTGCTCTGGCTCTTAGAGTCGGAGATGAGATTGTTCAGCGTTATACTTGGCCACAGCTGCACAGAACGGCAACAATTACCCTTGCAGCTTCCACTGATTCTTATGCTCTGCCTGCTGATTTTGACAGGCATATAAATAGAACGCATTGGGATAGGACAAATACCTGGGAGCTTGAAGGGCCGATCTCACCTCAAGAGTGGCGTTGGAGAAAAGAGGGGATTGTTTCAACTTCTCCTCGGCGAAGATACAGAGTCAAAGGGGCTACAAGTACACAATTCTTTGTAGATCCTACCCCTGGAAGTGGTGAAGATGGCGAAATCCTTGTCTTTGAGTATATATCAAAAAGCTGGATTAGACCTGTTCTCTGGGAGTCAGGCGAAGAGTTTGGGGCAGGCTCTTATTGCTTTTATGAAGGCAATTACTACAAGACAACTTCTGGAGGGACAGCCGGCGCAACTCCACCGACTCACACAACAGGCTCAGCCTCAGATGATACTGTAACGTGGACTTATCAAGATATTGCTTATGACTCCTTTCTTGCTGATACAGATACCAGCTTAATTGATGAGAAAGTGCTTTCTTTGGGCATTCAAGCAGCTTTTATGTACCAGAAGGGATTTCAGTACCAGAGGACAGAGCAGAAGTTTGAAGAGCTACTGAAGAGACAGGCTACAGCTTTGAAAGGGGCTCCTACTTTAAGACTCTCTTCCAGGAGAAATCCCATGTTTTTAACTCCAGCGAGTATTCCAGACACTATCACAACTAGCTAAGAGGAAAGATGCAAGCACAGCAAGCCACAGAGATTCAAAATGGATATTATTGGGATGGCTATCAGTGGAAGCCTGTACCTGTAGAGCAAGAGCAGCCTACAGATGCCGATCAGTATACAGCGGCAATCGGTGCGCCTGTTGGCACTATCGGGGGCTTGTATGCAGGCAATAAGATTGCAGGGGCTTTAATGGGCTCAGGTGGGCCGGGCGCTATCAGTAATATTTCAACTTCAATGGGGCCAGTAGAGGCAATTCCTGGAGGTGGTGAGGCTCTTTCTACTCCAGAGATTTTAGCAGCTACAAGGGTTCCAGCAGGCGCAGGAGAGGCAGCGAATTTTGGGCTGGGCAGTGCAGGAATAAATGCAGCAGCGCCCTATGTGGCAGCTCCAGCAGCAGCATATACAGGCTATAAGACAGCCACAGGCGCAAAGAAAATGTTTGATGGAGAAGAGTTTGATACAGGGGAAAAGCTTGCTTATGCCCTTCCTACTTTTGGCGCTTCTCTTTTCTTTTCTCCAAAAGATTTATGGGGCTCAGGGAAGGGTGAAGAGCAGCAAAAGCGAGATGCTTTAAGAGATCATCTTTTAGAGGCTGGATTTGCCTTTAAGGATGAGGGCGACAAATACCATAAAGTTAGGCTTGCAGATGGCTCAAGCTTTAATATCGGAAGAGATATCGGAGAGGGGCAAGGAGTAATTGGCCCAGAGGGAAGAGAGCTTAACTGGTTTGATCTTAATTGGCAGGAGCCTGGAGACATCAAAGATGAAGGCTCACAGACTCAGATGGTTGGAAGGCTTAATCCCTTAGCTGCAATCTTAGCTGGAGGAGACGATCAATTAACAAATCAACTTACAGGCTATCTGCAAAACGCTGCTACTTCTAATGAGCAGGGCCAGGAGAACATTCAGAGCTTTTATGACCAGGCAGGGCTCTCAGAGAGAGATCAAGCAATCAACCTGATAAATGAGCTTAAAGCTTCTGGAGCAATTGATGATTGGGAGCAGGTTGCCTATCACAATGCAATCAATATGCAGTTTGGAGATGATGGCTCAGGCTCTTATGACTACTCAAAGCTAGGTGGAGATCCTTCAGCAGCACATCAATCAGCTTATGATCTTCATTTTGGGAATAAGTCAGCTGAACAGATTAAGAAAGAAGAGGAAGAAAAGAAAAACTCAGGCGAGAATTATTATTTAGAGTAGGCCATGCACCCGGAGATAATGCAGCAAAGAAGTACGATTGCAAGCGTTCCTGCTCCTATAGGTGGCTGGAATGCAAGAGATCCCTTCGAGCTTATGCCTGAAACTGATGCTGTAGAGCTTCAAAATCTGTTCCCTGATTCCGTCGATCTAAAGCTCCGATCTGGCTTCCGTGAGCATGCAGATGGAATGGGATCAGGGATTGTTAAAACTCTCTTTGAGCTAGTTGGTCAGACAGGCACTAGAAAGCTCATAGCCTGCACAAACAGCAAGATTTATGATGCTACCACTTTTAACTCTAATGCCTCAGATATTACCGGCACAACTACACCGACAGATGATCAGTGGCAGTATGTAATTTATAAAGGCACAGCTATCCTTGTAAATGGCTCAGATCAGCCTCAGCAGATATCCTCCGCAGCCTCAGTATCAGATGCAGCATACACAGGCGTTACAGATGATGCAGATTTTATTGATGTCACTGTTTATCGAGATAGGCTCTATTTTGTAGAAAAAGACACTTCAAGCTTCTGGTATACAAACAGCGCCAATAACCTCACAGGAGCTACCACGGAGTTTGATTTAGGGCGAATCTTTAAAAATGGCGGCTATCTTCTCTGGATAGCAAACTGGACAAGAGAAAGCGGTTCAGGAGCCGATGATCTCTTAGTTTGCTGCTCTAATATGGGCGAAATTGTAATTTACACAGGGGCAAATCCTGGGGATTCCAGTTGGAGCCTAGTATCAAGATTTGAGATTCCTATTCCTCTTGGTATTCGCTCGAAGTTTAATGTCGGGGGCGATCTTGTAGTTATCACAGAGCAAGGGGTGATTCCCCTTTCAACAGTCTTAAATGCTGGGGCTGTAGCCTCTTATGCAGCGTACACAGATAAGATTCAGCGTGCTTTTTCTTCAGTGGCGAAATACGCAGGCAGCAATGCAGGGTGGGAGGGTCTGGTTTATCCCAGAGGGCGTTTTATTATTATAAATGTGCCAGTAAATGCAGGGGCTACATATGAGCAATATGTGATGAATAGCCTTACAGGAGCCTGGTGCAAGTTTACCGGGCAAACAGCATATACATGGGCAAGATATGACTCAGGGCTTTATTTTGGCGGTATTGATGGAAAAGTGTATCAGGCAGACTACGGCACAGATGATGCTGGGCAGGCAATTCAAGCAAGGATGAGGCAGGCTTATTCTTATTTAGGCCAGCGAGGAAGGCAAAAGAGGATTCTTATGGGCGCTCCTCTTATCAATGCCTCAGATACCATAACTTTTAGCTATGATGTGGATATGGATTTTGAGCGCACATCTTTTGGCGCTCCAGTAACTATCACAGGGAGCTCGGGAACAGCATGGGACTCAGCAACATGGGATGTGAGCAGCTGGGGCAATGCTAATGTGAAAAATGATGAGTGGTACAACTTATGCGGATTAGGAAGCGCCGTAAGTGTAAAGCTCTCAGCAAATATTACAGGGGTTGATTTTACTTTAAATGCCAACAGGATAATTTTTGAGGCTGGGGGATACCTGTAAAGAGACAAAATATAGGGAAACTTGCGAGAATAGGAACATGGCAGAAAGACTTACAAAACGGCAAAGACGGCGCTTTAATAATATCCGAGAAGAGCAGGGCAAGGGCGCTGCTAGAAAGTTTCGGCGTAAAAAGCTGGGGCTTACTCCTCGCTCAAAAAGGCCTGGCAATAAGGGCAAGCTTGGCCCAAATACTAATGCACCAAATCTTCCAAGAAGGCCCACAGCAAAAGGCAAAAAGCTAACAAGGCCAGCTGGAATTATAAACACTCAGCAGCAGTTTAATGAGTGGAACGCTCAGCAGCAGCACATGCTAAACAGGCCAAATGAGCGAAACCCTTATGGGGAGCTAAAGTACACAGTAGATCCAGAGACAGGGCAGCTCATTAGAGAAACAAACCTTTCAGCTCCACAGCAAGAGATGCTTGAGCAAAGGCAAAATATTGACAAAGGCTTAGGGCAAGGCGTTCAAAATATGATGGGCCAAATGGGTCAATCATTTAACTTTAATAATCCATATAATCCTCAAGCAATGAGTGGATGGGAAGGAAGGCAGAAGCTTACCGATGAGCAGTTTGGAAGGCAGAAAACTTTGCTTGATGACAGATTTAAGCAAGAGCGGGATCAGTTAACTCAAAGCCTTGCAGATAGAGGAATCCCAGAAGGCAGCGAGTTATACAACCAAGAGCTCATGCAATTTGATAGGCGTAAAAATGACGCTTACGATCAGGCATACACCACAGCTTCACAATTTGGAGGGCAAGAGCAGGTCAATCAATTCAATATGGGAATGACTGGCCAGCAGAATGCTTTCAATAATCAGTACCAGACATGGCAGAGCCCATATCAGGCAGCAGGCTCAATGCTTGGTATGCAGCAGGGAATCATCAATCCACAGTTTCAGAATATGGCTCAAGTGAATATGCCAAATACTGATGTAACAGGAGTAGGAACAGCTTTTGGGGGATTCCAGAATAATATTGATACAGCAAATATTGCTGCTAATGCTTCGATGCATAATGCAGGGTTAGCAGCACAGAATAGAGGTGGAAGCTCGGGCTTTTCACCAACACCACTTGCTCCACCACCGGCGCAGCAGCAGGGCTCTCCTAGTCCCTGGCCAGGTGTAGTTGGGGCAATCGGAAGTGGGCTTGCCACAGGGATAGGCGCTGGGCTTTTAGGGAGTTAGAAGTGGATTTAGCGGAAATACTAGCTGGAAAGCAGCAGGAAATGGTGCAGAGCAATCCCTTTTATATTGGGGGCGCTAATGTCTTGCAAGGAAGCACGAATATTGATCCTTATAAGTTCAATGATCCCTGGGCCGGTGTAGCTGCTCAAATCGGGACAGCTCTTCTGGGCTCAGCTGCTACTGCTTACGGGAAGAGGCAGGGTGAGCAGGAATACAAAGATTTTATGATTCCTATTCAGCAGGCTTTTAGAAGCCCTGATCCTACCAGTTATTTGAAGGGCCAGGATGGTGAATATGGAGATATTATAAATGTTCTGCTGGCTCAGGATAGAGACAGGCAGATGCAAAGCCAGAGCATGATGCAAGACTTAGCTGGGAAGGCAATTCAAGAATACGTGAAGAATCCAAATCCTCGAAGTGCCGAGCTTGTTAAAGTTTTAGCAGAGAAGGGCGGGATGTCTCTTGATGGCTTTGGCGTTGAATCTGGGCAATCTCAGCTTACTCCTGTGGGTGATTTTGCAAGACCTGTGCAGGGGATGAATCAGGTAAGGCTTCCTGATGGAGTAAATAGGCCGGTATCAGTAAGAGACAAGGTAATGCAAACAGCTCAGATTTTGCAAGACCAGAACCCAGGACTAACACCCAATGCTGCTATTGACTCAGCTGAGAAACTTCATAAAGCAGAGCTTGAGGCTTTAGCTGGAACAAACAAAAAGGCAGAAGCAGCAAGAGAATACGCAAATAGCGTCATGGGATTGGCTGATACTGCTGATATGTATGTTAAGCAAGCCGGTGATACGGGTGGTGTCGGCGGTTATGGCTCTGGGCTACAAAACAAGCTCACAGCTCTAGCAGGGCTTTTCTCTCCAAGTCAGGCAAACAAGCTAACAGCAACACAGCAGCTTGATAGTTTAAGGGCAGATGTAATTGCTAAGATGAGGCCAAAGGGCGTCGGTGCTATGTCAGATGCAGAGATGAGGGCTTATCTTTCTGCTGGGCCATCAAGCATCAATGAGCCAGGAGTTAATCAAGAGATTATCGATAAACTCAGAACTGTTGGGCAATACGAAAAGGAATATGCTGATTTTCTTGATTGGCACAGAATGACATTTCAGAGCATGGATGGGGCTGATGCTGCCTGGCAGGCTTACAAGTCGCAAAATCCACCTATTTTGTTTGACGAACAAACAGGCAAGGGAAGCTGGAATACTGAAAGAGTGCCCTGGACTCAGTTTTTTAATTCAGACAGCTTTGGGCCATCTCAAACAATTGCACCAAAAATGGATTTTCAAAGGGAAAGCTCTGGAGGGCTAAGCCCAGAAGAGCAAGCAGAACTAGCACAGCTAGAAGCAATGAGGCCGAGATAATGTCTGATTGGAATGCGCAGAAAGAGGCAAGATATCAGCAGTTAAAAGCAAAAGCTGGGGGCGTATCTTCTCAGCCTGCTATTACAGATTCATTACTTGATGCAGTTAAATGGCAAGAAAGTAGGGGCAATCCTAATGCTGTATCTCCAGCAGGAGCTCAAGGCGCTTATCAATTTATGCCAGCAACAGCTCAGGAAGTAAGGCAACAGCTGGGGCTTTCTGGGCCTTATGATCCAACAGATGTGGCTCAGCAAAGGCAGATGGCTCAGCATTATTTAGGGCAGCAGCTTAATCAATTTGGCTCTCCAGAGCTTGCTCTTGCTGCATATAACGCAGGGCCAGGAAGAGTGCAGCAGGCTTTGAAGAAAGCTGGGGAGGGGGCAGGCTGGGAAGAGGTTTCAAGATACCTTCCAAGAGAAACTCAGAAATATGTTCCCTCTGTGCTTAAAAAAAAAGGCAGTACGACAGCAGCAGCAAATCCAGCACAGGGATGGGACGAACAGAAGGAGGCAAGATACAGAGAGCTTCTATCAAAAGCCCAGGGTGGTGGAGCAGACTCCTCAGAAAGCTCTGGCACTAAAGCAGCTGGAAAGCCCGTTAAAAACTCAAAGAGAGCTCAGAGAAGTGGACTTAGTATGCTTCTTGCTGGTGATTTTTCTGGCTATATGGACAAGGTGCGCTCTCCAGAGGCCCAGCAGTACAAAAACAAGGGCATGAAAGATGTGCCTGAGATGCGACAGATTACAGGGCAGATTGGTAATATAGCAGATGTGGCCACTAGGGGTTATGCAGATGAGCTTGCAGGAGCTCTTTTAGGTGATGAGGCCAGAGATTTAGCAAGAGCCACAACTTCAGAATACAGACAAGAAAATCCTGCTTCTGCTGCTATTCAGGGGCTAATTGCAGCAAGCCTAAGCAATCCTTTTAAATCAGCAGGCACAGTGAAGCAGGCAGCTCTCAGGGGGCTTACAGAGGGTGGCTTGTATGGCTTTGGAGCTGGTGAGGGGGGTCTTGAAAATAGAGCAGTGGGCGCTGCTATGGGCGGTGCTTTTGGCGCAGGAATGGGCGCAGGTGCTCAAGCTCTTGGCAACAGATGGCAAGGCTCAAAGCTACAAGACAAGCTTACAAGCAAAGCTAGGGGGCTTGAGAAAAAAGCTATTGGGCTTTCTGTCCCAAAGGAGAAAAAAATTCAAAGATGGTCTGGCAAGGCTTTGAAAGCCAATCAGCCATCAAAAGTTGATTCTGCGCTTGATACGCTCAGAGATACAAAATACAGCAAAGTTTTTAAGGGCAAGGGTGCTGCTTCTCCTGCCAAGCTTTCTCAAAACATGGATGATGCTCTCACTAAAAACTCCAATGAAGTGGCAAAGCTTTTCGACAAAGCAACAAAGGGAAGCGGAAGAAATATCAAGCCTGATTTTAAGATTGCAAAGCGATTCGCTAAGAGCCAGAGCGGTACAGGTGAAGTTGATAATCTGTTGAGCAAGATATCAAAAATTGAAACAGAGCTTGAAAATGGAAAGAGCGTAAAGGGGCTGCTTGAGTTAAAGCGTAAAATTGGAAAAATGGGCTTTGAGAGTAATCCCAAAATGGCATCTCAGCTTAAAAGACAGATGTATGCAGACATTGATAATACAATCAAAAAAGAGCTGAGCAGGCTTATCAAGGCAGGACAGTTGCCAAAAGATGCAATAAAAGATTGGGCAAAGCTTAACAAAGAAACTTCTGCGATTATGACTATAAAAGAGTCAGTAGAGGACATGCTTTTTAAGGAAAGCCAGAAAGGATTAGCTGATATCTTAAAGCCTATGATTAGAACATCAGGAGGCTATGGAACGCTTATGGGTGGTGCTTTTCTTGCTGATGAGTACGGGCTGGGGGCAAGCATACCATTGGCAGCTGCTCTTGCTACAAGGCCGGGGAGTAGAATGGGCAGAGCAACACTTGCAAGAAAGTCTCAATCACTTTATCCGCAGGCTGGTAAGTTTATCCAGTCAGCGAGTAATCCATTAATAAGGGCTATTTTAGGACAGGCAACAGAAGGATTAAAGGAGTAAATCATGGGCTGGTCAGGTGGAACATTTACAAGGTCAAACGGTACATTTTCAGGAGCTACCGTTTGGGCTCAAGATAGAGATGCTGGAACATTAATCACAGCAAGCAATCACGATACACACGATGAGGATTTAGCAGATGGCATTGATGCCTGCCTTACAAAAGATGGCACAAATAGCCCTTCTGCTCACCTTCAGTGGGTTAATAATAATCATTGGGGAGGCACTTCAGGCGGATCTGGTACTGCCCACACTGTCACTTTGTCACCAGCTCCCACAACTTACTATGCCGGAATGGAAATCAAGTTTATTCCTGGTACAGAGAATGGATCGGGGGGAACTACTCTAAATGTAAACTCACTAGGGGCAAAGGCAATCAAAACAGCTCAAGGTGAGGATTTGCAGCAGTTTGAAATGATTGCAAGCCAAGTGGCTCATGTTATTTATGATGGAACTAATTTCGTTTTAGTTAATCCTACACCAACGAGAATAAACTGGACTCCTACATATTCAGGCAGTGGCTCACTTACAACAAGCTCTGAAAGCACTCGATTTGCTTGGTATTCAAGATTTGGGCAGATAGTTTATTTTTCTGTTAGTGCGACAATGACGACAGGGGGCACTGCTAGTACATATATTCAAGTCACTCCTCCGATTACCCCACTTGCCGGGTATAGTACAACTAATCTCGGAGTGGGATCTGCTCGCTCAAGAAACAGCACTTCAGGATTACATAAAACAGCAGCCTGTGTAATTGAAGATTCGAATGGGATTAAGGTAACAGCAGATTCCGACTCTACCGATTGGAGCACAGGGATCACAGCGTCTTTCTATGCCCAGGGCTGGTATTACAGTGTAGATTAAAATGAAATGGCGCTGGCCTGATTTTGCACCTCATGAAGTGCTTTCTCCTGATGGGATGGAGCAGCATAAAAGGGGCAATCTCATGGTGCAGCCATCTGCTATGGATTCCCTTCAAAGTTTTAGACAAAAGCTTCGTTTTCCCATTCTTATTAATTTTGCTCATCTTAAAAGAAGAGGCTACAGGTCGCCGCAGGAAAACATGGCGATAGGTGGGGCAATGTTTT